CTGGTGGAACTGTGTCGCATCCTGCTTCGGCTGGGAAACACGGCCATGAACGCGGGGCTAAATGAGGACGTTGAAATCTCCATCGACTTTGATGACAGCATCATTGAGGACAAGCAGACCGACTTTTCTCGTGATATGCAGCTCCTCAGCGCGGGCATTATGAACGATTGGGAGTTCCGCATGAAGTGGATGAACGAGGACGAGGCGACCGCAAAGGCGGCTCTGCCAAAGATGCAGGACATGACTACGGAACAGCAACAGGAGGTGGAGTAATGGGCTATGGAGAAAACCCCGGTACTTTTTGGGTAAACATTGGCACGGATGAAAACCCTAATTGGGTAGTTTTGGGCCATGTAAGATGAGCAAGTATCCATTCACCCCCGAACTGCTGGATGCCATGCCCGAGGAACTGGCAGAGCTGTACCGTGGGCTTGAGGACACGCTGCTGACGGAGATATGCTCTCGGCTAAAGCTGCGGGACGAGCTGAACGAGGTCACGGTGCAGGACATCAAGGCACTGCGGGCACACGGCATCGATCTGAAAGAGATTGAGAAAGCCATACGCAAAACCACCGGCATTAGCGAGAAAAAGCTAAACGAGCTAATAGACGATGTGGTGGAGCGCAACCAAAAGTATTACACCGATGTCATAGACCTTGCCCATGTCACACAGCCTGACGTGCTGGTGGATGCAACCACCATTGACGCCATCAAACGGCAGACGCAGGATGCGTTCCGCAACATTACCGCTTCGATGGGTTTTTTGGTAGACGCAGGGCGGACGATGCTGCCCCCCGCCAAAGGGTATCAGTGGGCTTTAAACAGCGCAGCGCTGCAAATAGAGAGCGGGTCTATCTCTTATAATCAGGCGATCAAGAATGCCGTTACGGAGCTTGCAAACAGCGGCCTAAAGACGGTTGAGTATGAGAGCGGGCATCGAGATCAGATCGACGTTGCAGCGCGCAGAGCAGTTATGACGGGCGTATCGCAGCTGTGCGCAAAGTACACGGAGCAGGCGGCGGAATACCTGGAAACGCCTTACTACGAGGTGTCGGCCCATTCCGGCGCACGAGACAAGCTGGGGCCGTCGCCGTGGTCATCGCATAAGGCGTGGCAAGGCAAAGTCTACTCCATCCGCAGCGGGGACAGTTACCCGAACATTTATTCTGTGTGCGGGCTTGGCGCTGTAGATGGGCTGGAAGGAAGTAACTGTCGTCATAGGCGCTTTCCCTGGGTGGAGGGAGTGTCCGAGCGCACCTACACCGACGAGCAGCTTGCCCACATTGACGATGGGCTGGGCTGTACGTTTGAGGGCAAAACCTACACGGCATACGAAGCCACGCAGGAGCAGCGCAAGGTGGAGCGCACCATACGCAAGCTCAAGCGCGAAAAGGCGGCGTACAGCGCCGCAGGGCTGACAGACGAGGAACGGTCGGTGAATATTAAACTGCGCCGCCTGAACGCCAAGTACAAAGCGTTTAGCAAGGCGGCGGGGCTGCCGGAGCAACGGGAAAGGATGAAGGTGTTGTATTGATTGACAACGAAGTCATACAGGCTATTGAAGCTATTTTGAAGCGCGGCAACAACGCAGAAGTGCGGCGAAAAGGCGACGGCGTGGTTGTGCTTGAAGTGCAAAAGAAAATCAAATATCAATCCCCGTTGTAATCGGGCACCGGGAAGGGCAATAGTAGCCAACTTGTAAGGATTTCTTACAGGTTGGCTTTTGTTTTTCAACACCGACCGACAGGTCGTTAAACAAGGAGAATTTTATGGCAGAAGAAGTCAACGTGCAGGGCACGGAAAACACTGCTCTTGAGCAGGAAAAGACGTTTACACAAGCCGATGTCGATAAGCTCATCCAGTCGCGGCTTGAGCGTGAACGGAAAAAGTACCCCAGCGAGGAAGAAATCACCGCATACCGCAGATGGAAAGACAGCCAGCAGATCGAACAGGAACGACAAGCAAAGCGCGACAAGGATCTTGCAGACAGCAAGTCCGCTCTGACCGCCGCGCAGGCGGAGATTGAGCAGATGAAACGCGACAAGTACGTTTTGGCGAAAGGGCTGACCGGCGATGATGCAGAGTTTATTGCGTTTAAGGCCCTCAAGATGGTGGATGACAAGACAACTTTTGAACAGGCCGTCGATAGGCTCACAGAAAATCGCCAGAAAGTCAAGTTTGACTGGGCAGCTCCTGCGGGCGGCGGTGAAAAACCTAATGCGACTAATGCCGCGATGAATAGCCTTATTCGCGGCGCACTTAAGTAAAGAAAGGAAGATACAAAACATGGCAAACATTATTGACAGAAATGCGCTTTCCGGGCTGATCCCTGAACCTGTTACGCGCGAAATCATGCAGGGAGCTATTACGGAGTCCGCTGTTTTGCGGATGGGCCGTCGCTTGGCGAATATGTCCAGCAAGACACAGACCATCAACGTGCTGGACGCTCTGCCTTCTGCGTACTTTGTGAACGGCGAAGCCACCGACAACGGCGCAGGTGATGCATTCAAGCAGACCACGAAGATGGCGTGGGACAAGAAGAAGCTGTACGCCGAGGAAATCGCCGTCATCGTGCCTATTCCCGAAGCGGCTCTGGACGATGCCGATTACGACATTTGGGGGGAAGTCCGTCCCCGTCTGACCGAGGCTTTCGGCAAGGTCATCGACGCGGCTATCCTGTTCGGCACCAACAAGCCCAGCACTTGGCGCAACGGCGTTGTGCCCTCTGCTATCGCTGCCGGTAACGGTGTGCCTATGGGCGCCGACGTGTTCAGCGACATTATGGGCGAAAACGGGCTGATCTCCAAGGTCGAGCTGGACGGTTTCAACCCTAACGGCGTTATGTCCGCCATTCAGATGCGCGGTAAGCTGCGCGGCCTGAAAGACACCACTGGTCAGCCCATCTTCAAGTCCGATATGCAGGGCGCTACCCGCTACGGGCTGGACGGCATGGATATGTACTTCCCAATGAACGGCGCGTTTGACCCCAACCAGGCGCAGATGATTGTTGGTGACTGGAGCCAGCTGGTGTATGCCATTCGCCAGGACATGACCTTCAAGATCTTCACCGAGGGTGTTATTCAGGACCCCAGCACTAAGGCCATTACCTATAACCTGATGCAGAACGATATGGTGGCCCTCCGTGCTGTTATGCGTTTGGGCTGGGAAATCGCCAACCCCATCAACGCTTACAACGCCGACATCACCAATCCGTTCCCCTTCTCCGTGTACGGCAAGGCTGGTACTGTGTCCACCGTGACCGTTGCTCCCGCCACCGCCACTATGGCAAAGGGCGACAGCAAAGCGTTTACCGCTACCGTAACCGGCGAAGGTATTGTCAGCGGTGATGTGGAGTGGAGTCAGGACGGCACTAAGTCCAGCATCACCGATAACGGCGTGCTGACCGTGGGTGCTGCGGAGACAAAGACCAGTATCACTGTTACCGCGAAGTCCAAGCAGGACAACAGCAAGACCTCCACCGCTACCGTTACCGTTTCTTGACCTGAAAGGAGCTGGCTCACATGACATACGCTGATTACGATTATTACTCCGGTACCTATATGGGCACCGTGAGCGAGGAAGAATATCCGCGTCTGGCTGTTCGGGCCAGCTCCTTCCTCGATTACTACACGCAAAACCGGGCGAAAGACAATGCTGATATGGACGCTGTAAAAATGTGCTGCTGTGCGCTGGTGGACAAGTATCAGGTGATCGAAGCCGCGCAGCAGCTTGCCGCAACCAAGCTGACGTCGGCGCTGACCGGGGATGATGTGAAAAGCGAAACGGTAGGCGGGTATTCCAGGACGCTGGCCAGCGGCGGCGAAAGCGCTGTAGCTGCGCTGAGTGCCACGGACGGTGCGAAGAAACTGCTGGCGGCAACCTGTAATGAGTATCTCGCCCATACCGGGCTGCTGTATCGGGGAGGGGGGTGCTGTGGTTGTACGCGCCCCACACTATAACGGTCTACAACGCCGTGCAGGAGACTGACCCGGCGACTTTTGAGGAAATCACAAAGCTGTATGTGACCATCCTGCGCGGCGTTATGCTGCAGGCCAGCAAGGCTGTCAACGTGCGTGAAAGCGGACTTGAGAGCGCGGACGCAGTAAACCTGTACATTCCGTTTTCCGTGAAAGCGGTGGATGGGACGACAGGCAAGGTCAAGACCTACGCTCCCCCGCAGGCGTTTCTTGCGGCGGAGGACAAGTCCGGGCTGTGGACGCTGTCTGTAAACGGTAACGGCGGGCTGACGTTCTTTGTAAAAGGCGAGTTCGTCACCGACAAAGAGGATGTGGCTATGGCACAGGACGGCTGCTACAACGTGACCAAAGTGGACGAGAAAGATTTTGGCAGCGTGGATATGCAGCATTGGGAAGTCGGAGGGGCATAAGATGTCGCTCAAGTTCTCTGTTGACGTGTCCGGCATGGACGAGGTAAAGCGGCAGCTTGCAAAGGCCTGTAGCCGCGCTGAAAGCGTTTTAGCGCAACAGGTGATGAAAGACACCGCCCCATTTGTGCCTGCGCTTACAGGCTATCTGACGCAGAGAACGCGGGCGGTAGGCAATGAGGTCGTTTATCCCGGCCCATACGCACGGTTTCTGTACTATGTCAAAGTGATGGTAGACCCGACGACCGGCAGCACATACGCCCCCAAAGGCGGGCACAAGGTGACAACAGACCGAAATCTTGTATTCAACACGACAATGCACCCGCAGGCACAGGCACATTGGTTCGACGCTTCAAAAGCGCAGAACATGGAGAAGTGGGTGCGGGTGGCAGATAAGGCGGTGAAGAAATTTGGAAAAGATTAAAAAGGCCGTGTCAGCGGCGGAAGAGGATCAGGTATCGCGCAAGCTGCTTGTGTGGCTGAACACATACCCGGAACTGCCAGTCGATTTGATCCGCTTTGAGTTTCTTCCCGCCGACACTCCCGCTATGGCGATGTCGACCATTCAGGCGGCTTACATCGTGCGGAAGTATATCACCGGCGGTTATGTGGCGGAGTATCAATTTAAGATAATCTACCGAGTGAAGCCGGGGAACAGCAACGACAAACGGCTCAAGGCTGACGAACTGTTGAACGCTATCGGGGATTGGGCAAATGGGCAGAAGCCCGACATTGGCGATGACAAGCGCGTTATCAGCATGGAGCCAACCACGCGATCTTCCCTGTTTGCCATGTATGAAAACGGGGACGAAGATCACCAAATCCTTATGAAACTGAATTACGAGGTGAATGTATAATGGCGGCTAAATACACAATTAAAGGTAATACCGGCGAAGCGGCGTCCCGCGACCTTATGATTACCTATCTGAACACCGGCACGACTGCTGCGCCGGTGTGGTCTGCAATGGGACGCACCGTGGAAGACAGCTCCGTGGAGTACGATTACTCCCAGGAGACAAAGACCGACATTTTGGGTGAAACTCGCGTGACCGCAAAGACCCCGACGGTGACGCAGACTTTCTCCGGCAACAACTTGCTTGCCGGTGACGCAGTGCTGAACCACATTCTCGACATGAACGTGGTTCGGCGCAACATTTCCGAAGCGCTCAATCAGGACGTGCTTATCGCTCACCTGTACCTGACTGACAGCGATGGCAAGCCGTTTGCAGAGAGGTGGAAATCTTCTTCCGTGCTGATGACTACGAACGGCGGCGCAGGCGGAGAAATGCTGGCCAGCGACATCGAAGTCACATACGGCGGTGAGCGCGTGACTGGCACGATCAGCAAAGGCGTTGACGGTGCAATCGAGTTCACCGCTGACGCTGCCTAAAACAAAGGGGCGGGCAACCGCCCCTTACGGAGGGATAACATGAAAGAATTGACAGTGCTGACCGGCACGCAAGAATACCGTTTGAATGATGCTTGCACGGTTTTCTTTAACCCGACAGACACGGCGTTTGTAGAAAAGCTGTTTGGCGCGTTTGAAACACTGGACAGAAAGCAGGATGCGTACAAAGCGGAAGTCGCAAAGACGGCGGACAAAAAGGAAATATTTGAAACCGCGCGTAAAATGGACGCGGAAATGCGCGATATTGTCAATGACGTTTTTGGTGTTGATGTCTGCACCGCTCTGTTTGGCGGCATGAACGTGTACGCCCTGGCTGACGGCCTGCCGGTATGGGCAAATCTGATGCTTGCAATCATGGACGAAATCGACACTGCATTTGCGCTGGAAAGCAAGGCTACAAACCCGCGCATCAGTAAGTACACAAAGAAATACCACCGATGAAATACGATTTGCCGCGCTCCGTTGAAGTAAACGGCACAAAGTACAAAATTCGATCCGACTACAGGGATATTTTGACAATCCTTGAAGCGTTGTCCGATGTTGAGCTTAGTCTTCCGGAAAAGGCACAAGTGATGCTGGAAATATTCTACCCGGCGTTTGAAGAAATGCCCACTGCAGATTACGAAGAAGCGCTGCGGCAAGTGGCAATCTTTATTAACTGCGGGCGTGAAGAAGATGACCGAAGACCAGTAAAAAAGTTCATGGATTGGCAGCAAGACTTTTTGCTTATTGTTGCGCCAATAAACCGTGTGCTTGGGACAGACGTGCGCGGCAAAAAGTATTTGCACTGGTTTACGTTCTGCTCCGCGTATCAGGAGATTGGCGACTGCACGTTTGCGCAGGTGGTCGCTATCCGGAACAAAAAGCTGGAAGGGAAAAAGCTGGAAAAATCTGAACAAGAGTTTTACCGGCGCAACAGAGACATTATTGACTTTAAGCAGCAGTACACAGCGGAGGAAGAAGCGGCTATTAGTCAGTGGATATAAGAGGTGACAATATGGCCAATGCAGATGGTTCTATCATCATCAAAACAGATATTGATGATAAGGCGGCTCAGACAGAATTGAACCAACTTACCAAAAAAATAGATGCGCTGAACGAAAAAATAAACGACAAAAAGCAAAGGCAAATGCCGCTGGTAGAACAATCTGCACAGCTGGCGGCGAGCCTTGACCGGGCAAAAGCTACGCTTGCGGAAATGCAGAGCGGAAACGTGTTTTATACAGACGCTGCGGTCAAAGAACAAGAAACTACAGTAAAACGGCTGCAAAAAGAATTTGACACTGTTGCAGACAAAGTGGAAAAAATGGGCGATGCTATTTCCGGCGATACAAGAAAACTTGAAAAAATGCGCGAAAAAGCTGGAGGGCTTGCATCACAACTGGCTGTGGCAAAAAAAGAAACCGAAGGAATGTCCAATGCGGCAAAAGCTGCTGCAGCACAAGTAGATAAATTTTCAAAACGAGTAAAAACGCTGGCAAAGCGAGTGTTGGTATTTTCTCTTATAACAAGAGCACTTAGAGCGTTTAAGGACTACGTGTGGGAGTCTATTCAAACAAACACAGAGGCAATGGCAGCAGTGGCAAAACTCAAAGGTGCGTTGCTTACACTGGCCCAGCCTTTGCTAAATATGCTAATTCCAGCATTTACTGTTTTGGCAAATGTGCTAACTCGAGTTACCAACGTAATATCTCAGTTTGCTTCTTTGATTGCCGGTACAACTGTAGATGCGTCTGCAAAGGCGGCAAAGTCGTTGTATGAGCAAAAGAAAGCGATTGGCGGCGTTGGATCGGCGGCAAAAAAAGCAAGTAAACAGCTGGCTTCTTTTGACGAGCTTACATCAATTTCAAAGAACACGGCGAATACATCTACCGGGGTTACGCCGGACTTTACGTCTGGCATCAATGATCAGCTGAGTGCCATTGCAGGCTTGTTTGTTGGCGCTGCTCTTCTCGGACTGGGTGCTATACTGACGTTCTCCGGCGCAAGCATCCCACTTGGCCTTGCCTTGATGGTTATGGGCGGTTTGGCTATGTGGAGCGCTGTAAGCCAAAACTGGGACGAAATATCCAATGCGTTGAAAGGACAGCTTGGGAAAATCGTTGGATATGTGTCCGCTGCGTTGGTGGCAGTTGGTTTGATTTTGCTCCTTTCCGGCGCGAACATTCCGCTTGGTTTAGGCTTGCTGGCCGCCGGCGCAGTTGGTCTTGCTTCTGTGATCGCAGCAAACTGGGACAGCGTAAAGACCCCGCTGATAAACACGCTAAAAGAGTTGCTTCTTGTGGCGGCAGGCGCTTCGTTGGCTATCGGTCTTGTGCTACTGTTAACAGGCGCGAACATTCCGCTCGGTCTTGGCCTTTTGATTGCCGGTGCTGCTGGGCTGGCCGGATGGATTGCGGCGAACTGGGACTTTATCACGGACAAGTTTAAGTCGATCTGGAACAGTATTAAAAGCTGGTGGAAAGCAAATGTTGCCCCTGTTTTTACAGCCGCGTGGTGGAAAAACTTGGGCAAGAAAATGATGAACGGGCTTATTTCTGGTGTGGAGGCGGGCATTAACTGGGTTCTGCGCGGTATTGGCGACATGGTGAACGGCATCACCGGTTTGCTAAACAAAATCCCAGGCATAAACATCGCTCCCGTAAACTGGGGGAATGTAAAAATTCCTCGTTTGGCCCAGGGCGCAGTGATCCCTCCCAACCGCGAATTCCTTGCCGTGCTGGGCGACCAGAAGCGCGGGACAAACGTTGAAGCTCCACTGGAAACCATCCAGCAGGCCGTGGCGCAGACGTTTGCAAATATGTCTCCACAGTTTGCACAGGCTATTGTCTCTGCGTTTATTGCTACCGGCATGATCGGCAACATTCAGGCTATTGAGGACTACACCAGGGCTACGGCGACGAAAGACTTTACGCTCGGGATGCCGAACAGCGCAACGGGGCGTTGGGTTGACCAGTCGCTGGCCGCATACGCACGAGTAAAGGGGTAATGTATGGCATTTAACGGATACCTTATTAAAGTCAACGGGACGCTGTTCCCAACGAAATACATTGCTTCCAGCAGCTACAAGACAACTCCGAACCAGCGGCTTGATGTGGACTCCGGGCGCGTGGCATCTGGTGTTCTGCAGCGCGACGTGTGCGCCCACATGCCGGTAAAAGTGGAGTTTGAGACGCTGGCTATCACTAATGATGATGTGGCTATTATCAACAGCATACTGGGCGTTGAGCCGGACAACTTGGGTCGTGACGTGACAGTGGAGTATTACGACATGGAGACGGACAGTTACAAGACGGCGGATTGCTATATGCCCAACCCCACTTTTTCGGTGGACACATACGACAGCAGCAATATCTACTACTCATCTGTTCGATATGCCTTTATCGAATACTAAGGAGGTGACGCAGGGTGTATCAGGTCAGCAGCGCGTTTCACAATGCGTGTTTTGCGCGGGGCGCGAGAATGCGCCAGTTGGTACGGTTTTCCGGCGTCATCTTTTTCACAGATGAGGATATTGCACAGACAAACCCGCTTACTTTGCAGGAGCTGCTTAACAGCGAAGAAGATCTTCAAATGGGTGCAGCACCCGGTTCGGAAATCAGTTTCACGGCGCTGAACCGAAACGGATTGCTGAACGAGTTCCCGTATGGTGAATGTGCGCCGTACATCGGCGTAAGGGTAAGCTCCACCGCATGGACACGCGGTGACGCATTCTGCACCGCAATCATGAACTACGGAACGGGGAACGCGGTAAGGTTTGACGGGTACAGCACAGCGCCGTATCTGACGGTAAACGGCAGCACGGCCAATGTGCAGCCGCCGTTTGCAGTAAACGCTTTGCTGCTGGACGGCAATGATGTGTACGTTATCTCTGCGGACGGCGACGTGTGGCTGCGGACGTGGGATGACACAAACAAGAAACTGAAAGACCCGTCAAACAGCACGTGGGAAGTGCTGACAAGCGATACCTGGGGTGAACTCAAAGGCAAGACATGGGGAGAACTGAGCAACGGTTTTAAGTCCAGCAAATTCATGGAGCAAAAACTCAAGCGGTGGACTGGTCGCGGACTGGCGTGGCGCGGTAGGATGCTGCATGAGTTTACTGCAAAATCCGTAGACACATGGGAATACTGCCCACTCGGCATATTTACTGCTGGCGCACCAAAACGGCGCGTACAAAAGGTTTCTGTGACGGGCATGGATCGCATGGAAAAGTTTGACGCTGACGCTTCAAACTGGTGGAACAGCATCTCGTGGGGCGGCGGACTTACTCTGCATACATTGTTGCAAAGGATGTGCGCACAGTTAGAAGTAACGCTAAAAACAAGCAATACGTACCCCAATGCTAACATTGTTGTAAAGAACCCACTGAACGCTGACGGGCTGACTTACCGGGACATTCTCCGGTATATCGCAGAAGCAGGTTGCTCGTATGCCCGGTTTGACCGCGACGGCGTTTTGGAGCTGGCGTGGTTCTCTCCACCGCCAAATGCACCGGAGATCAACGCCAACCGATATTTTACAGCAGAGACAGCCGAATACAACGTACCGGTCATTACTGCAGTACAGTTGCTGGCGGACTCTGATGACGTGGGCGTAACGGTAGGCAGCGGGAATAACGGATACCAAATTGTTGATAACCCATTTCTTGCATTCTCAAATCAAACGCAGGGGAAGACGATGGCGCAGGCCATCTATGCGCGGCTTAACGGTTTTGCGGCGTACAGCCCTGTAATCATTAAGGCTCTCTGCGATCCCAGCATTCAGGCCGGCGACATTATTACCGCGACGGTAGAAGGAGAAACCCGGAAAATTCCTGTTTTTACAGCGACCATTACTCCTACAAGAGCCACATACGGATGCACTGGGAATGTGGCACGGCCCGTCACAAGCAAAGAACAGCGTGAAAATTGGCGTGCGGGAAGAAAGTACCACGATCTGACGCTGGATGTAGACGGTCTGCGAAGCCGGATAGGCAATGCCGAAGGTGACATTACCTCACTGGAACTCACTGCGGCAGGGCTGAAAACGCGGATCGAAAACGCAGAAGGAAACATCACTTCGCTGGAGGCTACGGCGGACGGGCTTGCCGTTCGTATTACAGGGACAGAGGGCGAAATTACTTCGCTAAAAGCCACAACAAATAGTCTTGGCGTGCAAATCAGCAACGCCAAAGGAGATATAACATCGCTGGAAGCTACGACTAATAGTCTTGGCGTGCGCGTAAGTAACACAGAGGGAGACATTTCTTCTTTGGAACTTTCTTTGTCCGGCTTGCAGTCGCAGGTAAGCGGGAAAATAAACGGCAGCACGGCACAGTCGATGATTGACCAATCTATTGACAGCATCTCGCTTTCCGTCAGCAGCCGCAACGGTAGCTCTACATTTACGCTTAGAGCGGGGCAAACGGAGTTGAGCACTGATACGCTAAGCCTAACTGTAAACGCTGTTAACGTATCGGGGACGTTGTCCGCAAGCCAAATCGACGCAACAAACCTGCAGGTGGACGGTGCAAACATTTACAACCTGACCGTTACCAATGCAGACATTGAAAATTTGTCCTGCAGTAAGCTCACTGGGTATATGCCCGCTGCAAGGTTGAGCGACGCGACACACCAGCTTTCTGAGTTGTTTGTTGGAGATTTGCAGGCTACGGAGTTTAGCACGACCAGCGTGACCGCGCCCATAGTCTATATCGGTAGCAAAGTTGGTGCTGTGGTGGCTACACTTAATACTATGGGAATAAAGTACGGTGGTACGCAGTACACTTGGGACACCATTGTTTCCGGCGGCGGTGCTGTTTTCGGGTAAGGAGGCGTTATGTCGGCGACACTAACTGTCGTTTTTCAGACTGACTATGTGCGGGAGCTAACTTTTGGAAACGGAGTCACGGTGTATCGCAGCAACGGCGTCACCAGCAGTTTCAATTACTCCTACGATTTGGGGTTTAATTTTGCCGTTGTACAATCTGGTTGGTCTGGGACGTTTTACTGGGACAGCAATAGCGACGGCTCAGACAGAAACCAAATCGGCACAGCGTCAAACGGTAAAGTGACAATCGACTACAGCTGGAAAGTGAAGTATACAGGAGAAAACCGCACAGTTTACATTTCAGCAGAGTCATCTTCTTCTCCGACTACTTATACGTTTTACAACGTTCGAGCAGACGCAAACGGCGGTATGTTTTCTGATGGAAGAACATGGAGCTATTATCCGTCGCAGTACGAATACATCTCTGTAGCCAATTCTACGTCCGCCATGTTCGACGTGGCGCTTCTGCCTACGCCAAGTCGGCCGGGCTACATCTGCACCGGCTGGAAAAGAGATGCCACGGGCATAGTCTACACCGGCAACGCACCGGTGGTCGCTACATCCAAAGATGCGAACGCTCCCACCATCAACCGCTTTTCCGCCCAGTGGACACGTGGCATAGATCGTTTTTATTGGGACGGCGCGGACGGTAGTAATGACAACAGCGTTATTGCTGCAGGGCTACCGCTGTCCAACCTGACGGCGGCACGGTGGAACAGACTTTGTGCGACGTTGGCAACGTTGGCAGAAGCAAATGGAGGGTCTTTTGTTTACTCACCTGTAGCACCTGGCGGAAAAATAACAGCGGCTGCGTTTAATGCTGTCAAAAATTGCATTGCCACGCAAGCGGGGCATGGTGCAACACCAAAAACGCGAAACGCAGGTGACAGCATATTGGCAAGCTATTACAACGGAGCGGGATCATTAAAAACTGCGCTAAACGGCGCAATAATTTATTACAACAACAAATAGCAAGGAGGACGCAAACCGTGAAGATCGTTTTTGACAAGAACACAGAAATACAGAGAGCTGTAGACATCAGCCATTTTGGTGAAAGTTTGCTGCGGAAAACGTTGAGTGCTGCGTGGACGGGCCGTCTGGGAGAAGTGTCAAGTGTTCCGGCGGCAAACGCGCTGGCGTCTGAGCCATCGTTTGCAACGGTAGAAATCATGGACGGCGACGGCGATACCGCGTTCACTGTTCCTGTGCAGGGCACATATAACGTTATCAGGGACGTAAATGTCAGCTACGTTGCGTCGGAGCAGGTCTATAGTATGACGCTTGTGCTTGGGTACGACCCGGCGAAATAAAGAGGTGGCAGTATGACAAAAACTGCAAACCTTGAACTCAGAAAACCAAGCAACACTGACTATGTAGAAGTTGCAGACTTGAACGCAAATGCGGATTTGCTGGATGCGGCGATTGGAAAGCTGTCCGACCTTGAGACAACGCAAAAAGGCAATTTGGTTCAAGCTATCAACGAAGCAAATACACATTCTGCAACAATAGCCACATCTACTTCCGCTGGAATTGTAAAACCCAGTGCCGACTTTGACATTGCGGCAGATGGAACATTGAGCATTTACAAAGGTATGGCTATTACATCGCTGTCCTGGAATAAAGCGTCTGTGCAAGAAATTGGCACATCTGTGACCGGGTTTGATGCGGCGTGGGTGCTGAACAAAACTCCAACAGAGCAGACTATTGTTGTAACAGGTGCGGGAGATGCAACAATCACAGCAGACGTAAATGCGCGCAGTACCACAGCTTTGAGTGGAGATGCTGCAGACGCATGGGCCGCTATAAAGAGTCAAACAAAAAACTCTGGAACGCTTTCCGTTTCTATCCATGTAAAAGACACACGAGGCGCAGAGGAAACCAAAACCGCCAGCATTCAGTGGCTGAACGGTGTGTATACTGGCGCGGCGGCAGCGCCTGCTACCATCGACAGCGCGTTTATCCGGACGCTGACAAAGTCGCTGCAAGGTGGCAAAGGCAAGACGTTTACCGTCAACGCGGCGACCGGCGCATATATCTGGTATGCCTGCCCAGTACGGTACGGTACACCGAACTTCAACGTAGGCGGCTTCGACGGCGGCTTCAGCAAGGTTGCCACACTGGACTACACCAACCCCAGCGGCTACACGGAGAGCTATCAGGTGTGGCGCAGCGACAACGCCGGACTGGGCAGCACCACCGTGCAGGTGAGCTAAGGAGGTGGAGAGACATGGCATACAATGGAAGTGTTGAACTGATCTCCGGGATTAAGCCCAAGAACGGCGGTACATTCCCGCTGGTGAACGCACCGGACGTGCAGGTGGATGCGGATGGCACGCGGCTGCCCGCTAAGTTGGCCAAGATCACCGAGGTGAAGAGTGTGGACGCGCTGCCGGAGAACCCCGATCCCAATGTGCTGTATCTGATCCGTGAGGAGGAATGACCGATGATCTATCTCAACGGGCAGATCGGCGCGGTGTATATGGGCGGGCGCTACCACAGCGAGGTGTATCTGGGCAGCGTGCTGGTGTGGCAGAACGTGAAGAAGATCCCCGGAGAAGTCCACGCACAGCTGGCCTTTGAGAACACGGCGGATGGCGTGGCGGTGGTGCTGGTGCCGGGCGATGCAGCGGAAACTTTAACTCTGTCCGCAAGTGTACCGGCAGAAGCCCACGGGCTGGCCGACGGAAGCGCAGGGGAGCTGCTGACGCTGATGACGGCGGCAGAGTCTACGGCAGCAGGGACGGCCAACGGTGCCGCATTGGAGAACCTGCTGTTGCAGTATACGGCGCTGGGCACGGACGTCATTGTCAACAAGCGGCATATCGAGGAGCTGCTGAAGCTCACCACGCTTGTGCCTCCGGCGGTGGCGCTGGTGCTTCTGCCCATCGAAGCCGGTAACGCGCTGACGCTGACCACACCCGTACCGTCTGCCGTAGCAGCGACGCTGGTAGATGACAAAGCGTCGTTGGCGCTTCAGATGGTGCAGACCGCTTCTGTCGGTGATGCAGTGATCTTTGCCGACGGGCAGCTTGACGACGGGGAAGTGATTGCCGCAACAGCGGAAGGTTCTGTTGCGGACGGCGCGGACGGCGCTGCGGCATCTGGGTTTACCGTAGGAAGCGCGATACAGCCGGAAACGCTGATAATGGCCGATGGTCAGGGCATCGGCCAGCTGGCGGCGGAGACACAAGTCAAACCCGGGACTGTGGACGCGATGGCGGCAATGCTGTCCCAAAAGATAGAACTCGTAAGTCAGGTAGCTGGCAAAGCGGTGGGCTGGATCTACCCGGTGCAGTACGGGGCGCTGCTGGTGGTAAAGCAGGTATATAGCGCAACTGTAAAGCAAGATGGTGTGCTCGGTAATATCTTGGAGGTGACGTGATGGCAGAAAACATCAAGCTGAAAGACCTATACGATGAGGAGCAAACATATAGCGGCATAGACACCGTAAAAATTCCTAAAGCAGACGGAAGTGGTGATGCTACCTTTGTTGTGCCGCCTACTTCCATGTATATGCTGAAGAAATCGAGTTATTCTGGCACAGAGGAAAGCAGTGCTTATGCTTATTCTGGAGTAGAGTCCGATATTACGGCATTTGGCAATAATGTGCAAAAAGAATTATACCCCAATGCGCTCCCAATCCCGACAGTACACAATTATACATTCGGCGAGAATAACATATATTGTCATCCTCTTGAAAGCGTGACAATTACTGAACTTATGAACAGGATGCTCAGAGTTTTCAGTGATGACAATGTGACTGTTACACCGAACACATACTCAGTCACTCCCGGCTGGTTCCATATTAAATACACGAAAACCGGTGAGGGTGCAAATATTCAGGTGACCATAACTGAATTTGAGGAAGTTGCTGACCCCTCTACTGTTACATTCCCTGCTTATTTGCCGTGGACAATAAATGACGCCAATTATTTCTACGCTTATATTGCCGAGGCAACCCAGCAGATAAAAGCCGTGACGGTGACAGAAAACGGCACGCAGATAATCAATCCTGATGCTGGAAAGTCTGGGCTTGCGGCTGTAAAACTGACAGTCAATGTCCCTACCGCTTCTGTTGGTGCATATTATTTACTAAAAGACCCGCTTGGTGATATGCCCACATACGAGGGCGGCATTATGATTTATGATAGCGGAACTCCTCTATGGGTAATCAATCTTAATGCAAGTTCTGCATCTGGATATGTAAATACATCTTTATTTACATATCAGATAAAAGAAGGTTGGACATCTATCGCGTCTACTTCGTTTGTGTGGTTTTGGTATACGACAGAAGCAGAAACTATTACAGAAACTGTTCTTGCATCACTTGCTGGTGAATGGCTGTTTGGCGATGTTACACTTGCAAAAGGATGGAACATAACGACATTCTCTGCATCTGGGGGCAATATCTCGGCTAATACGGTTGCAACCACAATAGATGAGGTAAATGAGCAGCTGTCGTCTTATGGAGGCATACCAGAAAATAATTTTGACGATTGGTCTACAATCGACAGCTATACCCTGTCTTTCTTTAAGAAGGTTGGTCTTTTTGGCTTGCAACAGGAAAAATCTGTGGCTGTATCTTCTAATGGTAACATAGAGGTTCTTCCAGATGCAGGATATGATGGCATGAGCAAGGTGAACTTACAGGTCGATATAGCCGGAGGAAATTTGCAGGAGAAACAAGTCGTTGCTACAGCAGATGGAATTGCTCCAAATAGCGCGCTCTATTTTGGCGAAAATGGTGCGATTGATGTTCGTCCAGATGCTGGATATGATGGTGTGTCCTATGCGCAGGTTGTAGTAAAAGGCAAAATGCTGGGCCAAGACGATATAAGTGTTATAAATGTAAGTCACCATGCTGTGACATTTGATTTGAAAAACAAAGCCGGGTATATCGGGTATGCTCAGGGCAGTACCTTGGACGCAAATTGTTATTTTGGCCGCCTGCAAAACAAGAAAACAGGGGGTGAAGTTCTCAATGCCGAAATAACGGAAAACGGAGTGTATGACATTATAACTCAAATGTCAGCCACCAATGTTCCCAGTCCTCCAGCAGGAGCTCTTGCTTCGTTTAGTGTAAATGTGGCGTCACCTCCTGCGCCAACCTTGAGCGTGTTTCAAATACAGGAAGTGATGGACACTGCCAACTATGGTAAAAAGAAAATCATTCCTGAGAACTGCGTTTTTACCGCTGCTGACTGGTTAAACCAAGAACTGAATGGGAAAACCATTGGTTACTGGTTGGTAAAAAATAATGTGCAATGGAACCCAACAGGTGTACTCAATGAGGATGGCTCCGTGGCCGTTAATTTGGGAGACTGGATGAAATTAAGCCCAACAAAACCCGAAACGGTTACTGGTATGGTTGACGAAGAAGGAAATGTAACTATCGCCTTAGGCCAACTATATCCCAAGCCATCCGTATCGGATGTATCAAAATTAAATGGAGTTATTGATGAAGACGGAACCGTTGGTTTCCCTTGGATCTACTATAAAACAGGCACGGCACAAATGCTCCCGATAGAAACCACAACTTAAAAATACTATATGGAGGTAACATTATGGTAAGCACGAATGTACGTAACAACATCCTGAACGCGCTGTACGGTCGCTTTGGCGGCGGCGGTACGAGCCTCATTCCCACCAGCAGCGGCTGCTATCTGGGCTTCTCCACGGCGGCGCCGACCATCAACGTGGCGGGAGAATGCACCGCATTCCCCGAGCCTGCGGCCAGCACCGGCTACAAGCGGCTGAAAGCCGAGATGGACGAAGCGGCCAGCGGCTCTATTACCAACGGCGCTGTAAACCTGACGTGGGACGCTCCCGACGAGGGGCAGCAGTTCGGCAAGGCGACGCACATCGGCCTGTTCTCCGCCCAGACCGGCGGTCTGCCCATCGCTGTGTTTGCGTTGACGGCCGAAGTGACGCTGGGTCTGAAGAACACGCTGATCCTCTACAAGGGCGATCTGACCACCACTCTGACGGCCACGGAAACCGCCAGTGCGTAAGGCCGTGGCGCTGTACCACCTGCTGCTGACTGTTATTATCGCCGGTATCGTAACGCTGACGCTGTATGCGGGTATTTGCTACCCGCATACGGTGCAGCTGCCGGATGAGCGCCAGCGGATCGCAGCCAACAGCGGGGAGGAGACGGCAAACACGCCGTGCGGCACCGGAGAGATAGAAAGCACCCAGCCGGCGCTGTCACCCAAAACAGGCGGCAGTGAGCCGTGGTATGGGTGAGAAAGGAGAGCGAATGGAACCGTGGGTACAGCAGATCGCCGTACCGCTGGCGGTAGCGGTGCTGACAAGCAGCGGCTTGTGGGCGCTGGTGTCGAAGCGGGCGGACAAGAACAACGCGGAGCGGAAGATGCTGGTGGGCCTGGCGCATGACCGCATCATCCATCTGGGAATGGTGTACGTGACACGAGGGTACATCACGCAGGACGAGTACGAAAACCTCAATGACTATCTGTATCAGCCGTATGAGAAGATGGGCGGCAACGGCAGTGCAAAAAGGGTCATGGAGGAAGTGAGGAAGCTGCCCATCAAAAAGGAAAACATGAAGGCGTAAAGCCGGAAAGGACAAAACTATGGACATCAACACTATCGGAGTGGCCACTGTTGCCGCTATCATCGTGATCTGCTATCTGATCGGCATGGTCGTGAAGGCCACGGTGCTGGACAGCAAGTGGATCCCCATTATTTGCGGTGTGTGCGGCGGTATCATCGGTGCGCTGGCGCTGGCATTCCATATGCCGGATTTTCCCGCCGAGGACTACTTTACGGCGGTCGCCGTGGGCATTATGTCCGGCCTGACCGCAACGGGCGTTAATCAGGTGTTTAAGCAGTTGTCCCGCGTAAAGACGGAAACTGAAGGCATGGCGGACGATGAAGATTAACGAGGTTACATACAAGTGGAACGGCGCACTGACAAAGCGCCGTTCCACCACGCGCATTATCCTGCACCACGCCGCGGCCAGCAAGTGCAGTGCCCAGCAGATCCACAGCTGGCACTTGACCAACGGCTGGGTGGGCATCGGCTACCACTTCCTTGTGCGGAAGGACGGCAGCGTCTATCGAGGCCGCCAGGAGGACACGGTGGGCGCTCACGCGGGGAATAACAACTACGACAGCATCGGCATCTGCTTCGAGGGCAGCTTCGACTGGGAGCAAATGAACGAAGTGCAGCGCACCGCTGGTGCGGAGCTGGTGGCGTACCTGAAGGACAAGTACGGTATCACCAAAGTGCAGAAGCACAGCGACGTGAACGCTACAGGCTGCCCCGGAGCGCATTTCCCGTTCGCAACGATAGCAAAAGACGGCACGGCGGACAAGCCTGCAGAGCGCACCGCAGACGGCTTTACGGCGGTGTTTCCCCAGCTCAGCAAGGGTAGCAAGGGCGACAAGGTGCGCGTGCTCCAGGAGCTGCTGCTGGGCCGAGGCTACGATCTGGGTACATACGGTGCGGACGGCGACTTCGGCGCGACGACGCATCGGCGGGTTGTGGGCTTTCAGGCTACCCAGGGCCTAAACGCAGACGGCATCGTGGGCGATAAAACGTGGCGTCGGCTACTGAGGGAGTAAGGCTCATAAAAATGTAAAATAAATCTGCTGGGCGGGAAAGAGCTACGACAAGCCGCCTCTTTCCCCGGCGTTAAGTCCCGCAAGCTCACGGCTTATTACCGTGTTATGGACAATTACCACAAGCAGATACGTCGCAAATTGCAAACGATGTCCCCCAAAAGAGCGATTGCATACATCATGAGCGTACAGCTTCCACCAGATGAAGCGGTGTGCGTAATTGAGTGTGATGTGAAACGGAAAAGCTATTGTGAGACAGCGCTTATGCTAAATGTTTCACCTGAAACAGTAAAGCGATGCCGCCGGAGAGCGTACCAAAAGTTTGCAGACGAAGAAAGAAACCGCACCTAAACGGTGCGGTTTCTCTGTTTACGACCGGTAGGGGGAAATCGGCCGCATCAAATAGGGGGTAGCCCTCCGGGAGCATTCCGGTGTGGCTGTTTTTATTATACATCACAACATAGTGCTTTTCAAAGTAAATATTTCGTCAAGTTTCGACCTTTATTCGCCCTTTAACTGCCCCTTTTAATGGGCAGTTTTTTGTTACGCTTATTGCAAGAAACGGAGGTGCTTGCATGGTCGAAAAGCTGGTATCGTTGGGATTTACCCAGCAGATGGCGGAGGACATCATTTGGGCGTATCAGGATGACCTTCCGGGGCTGAAAGCCTATGTGCGGGTGATAGAAATAGTGGCGGCGCATGTATAGCTACTTCAACGAAAACCCACACGGGAAAAATGTGGGAGACTGCACCGTTCGGGCTATTTCAAAAGCCACCGGAAAAGATTGGGGCGAAACGTACCTTGCTATGGCAGTGGAGGGGTATCTGGAAGGTGACATGCCGTCGGCCAACGCGGTGTGGGGCGCGTATCTACGGCGTATAGGCTACAGGCGGTACATGGCGCCGGATACTTGCCCGGATTGCTACACAGTCGGTAGGTTCGCCGATGAACACCCGGAGGGGACGTTTATCCTTGCGCTATCCGGGCACGTCGTGTGTGTTCAGGACGGCGTGATCTATGACAGCTGGAACAGCGAAAACGAAATTGTTTTGTATTACTGGCAAAAAGAAAGTGAGGCGTAACTATGGCATTTAACCCGTATTTCAACCCTTATTACCCGCAGCCAATGCAGGACAACCTTGCCCAGCTTCGGCAGCAGCAGATGCAGACCATGCCGCCGCAGATACCGCAAATTCCACCCATGCAGAACCCAGTGGCGCAGGGCGGCGTACAGTGGGTATCCGGTAGGCAGGAGGCAGAGAATTGGCTGATTGCGCCCAACTCTGCTATTGCGCTGTGGGACAGCACGGCTCCTGTGGTGTACCTAAAGCAGGCCGACGCAAGCGGCAAGCCAACGCTCAAGACGTATGACCTTGTAGAACGCCTTGCAAGCGCTCCTGATGCGCAGAAAGCTCCCGCCCCGGAATATGTGACCCGTAAGGAGTTCGACGCGCTGGCGGCGCTTGTGGGCGAAATGAAGGGCAAGAAGAAGCGCAAGGTTGAGGAGGACGAAGACGATGAGTAACAACCCGTTTTTTAATGCGCTGGGCGGCGGGCAGATGCCGGGGCCGATGGGCGGCTTTCCCCAGCTATTGCAGCAGTTTAAGCAGTTTAAGGCAAGTTTCAAAGGCGACCCAAAAGCGGAAGTAGAAAAGATGCTGCAAAGCGGCAAAATCTCACAAGATCAGTTGAACAAGATACAGTCAATGGCGAACCAATTTCAGGGGCTTTTCAAGTAATCAAAATCGTGGCCACGGTTTGATATAAATATTTTTTCAAAAGGAGTGATACTATGTCTCTTTCCTCTGACGGCACTATGCTGACTATGCCTGTGGCTCCTGCCAACACCGGAAACGGTAACGGCTTCGGCTGGGGCGGCGATGGCGCATGGTGGATCGTGCTGTTCCTCATTTTCGCTGCGTTCGGCGGCTGGGGTAACGGCTTTGGCTTCGGTGGCGGCGGCAACGGCGTGATGGACGGTTATGTTCTGACTTCTGACTTTGCCAACATCGAGCGCAAGCTGGACGCGGTGAATAACGGCATCTGTGACGGCTTCTACGCCATGAATACCGGTATGCTGAATGGGTTTGCCGGTGTGACGCAGGCTGTGACCAGCGGCTTCTCCGCTGCGGAGCTGGCGCGCTGCAATCAGCAGGCCGCTTTGATGCAGCAGCTCACCGCCATGCAGATGCAAAACCAGGAGTGCTGCTGCGAGAACCGGGCGGCTATCGCCCAGGTGCGGTACGACATGGCGACGCAGGCTTGCGACACCCGCAACACGGTCAACACCGCTGCGCGTGACATCATCGACAACCAGAACCAGAATAGCCGCGCTATCCTTGACTTCCTGACGCAGAGCAAGATGCGCGATTTGGAAAGCGCCAATCAGGAGCTGCGCCTCGCCGCTTCTCAGGCTGCGCAGAACAACTACCTGATCTCCCAGCTGCGCCCTTGCCCCACCCCAGCTTACATCACTTGTAATCCGTGGGCGGGCAGCAGCTATGGCGGATGCGGAACCGGCTGCGGCTGCTGACAACTGCATAGCACCAGCTGTTCGGAATTTCCGAACTGTTCAGCCCCGTGCTGATACTGACACCAACGCGGCGGGGCAATAGCTCCGCCGCTTATTTTAACCGGGTCGAAATCGACCCCTTTAGAAAGGAATGATTTTAATGGCAGAATTTACTTCTGCGGCAATTCAGACCGTTGCTACTGGGCAGAACGTTCCCCTGACGGAAACTGCGGTCAACAACAAGCCGTGCATCGTGCATCGACCCGGAGCAGGCATCGTAACTTTGCGCGGGTTGACAAACCAGTGCAAGGCACGTTTTCGCGTGGCTTTTGGCGGCAACATCGCTATTCCTACCGGCGGCACAGTGGAAGCTATTACCGCCGCGCTGGCTATCAACGGCGAACCACTGACCAGCGCCGTGGCGACCGTTACCCCCGCCGCCGTGGAAAACTATTTCAACATTTATGTCAGCGCCATTGTGGAGGTGCCGAAGGGCTGTTGCCTGACTGTGGCTATGGAGAACACCAGCACACAGGCAATCAATTTCGCTAACTCCAACTTGACCGTTGACCGCGTAAGCTGAAAGGAGTAAACTATGAGTATGAAAGCAATGTACGATTTGCGCGATATGCTTTGCAAGGAGCTTGACGAGATCGCCCACAAAGGCGAACTTGGCGCAGGAGATTTGGACATCGCGCATAAGCTGGTAAGCACCATCAAGAACATCGACAAGATTGGTCTGATGGAAGATGAAGGGTACAGCCGTGACGGCGATTATTCCCAGCGGCGTTACTCCCGCGACGGCGACTATTCCCAGCGCAAGTATTCCCGCGACAGCTACGGCGGCGGAAGCTCCTACGCACGGCGTGGCACCCATTATGTGCGCGGCCATTATAGCCGCGACGGCGCAAAAGATGACATGAAGCGCCAGCTGCAAGAGATGCTGGACAATGCGGATGATGATACCATCCGCAACGCCATTCAGCGGTGCATGGATGCCGTGGAGGGCTGAGAGGGGGTAGTTCCCCTTGATCGACGAAAAGGAACTTAAAGCCTGGATAGCCAGACTGGAAACGGAACAGTCAAGCTGGTCGAACTACGAGAAGTTGGCCGCGCTGTACATTATACAAAACCAGCACGAAGGGCAGAGAAACCCTGCACCGGTGGCTATGTATTCCAGCGCACCAGCTCCTGATGTGGTAGACGGTGACAGTGACTTTATGCAAGCGGTATCATCCCGCGCGCCGGAACAGGCGTGGGCCATAGTGGACGAGTTGATGGATGCGCTGAAAGTGACCAACGCACGGATGTATGATAACGTGATGCGAAAGATGCGTGGCTAACAAATGGCTAACAAATTGCGGGAAAACTACGTGGTTATGCGGTTTATTATTCCCCTGCTAAGGGAGTAGGCGTCTAAACCACGCGCAAGGGTTCAAATCCCTTCTTCCGCGCCAAAACCCCGAAAACCTTGTAAACACAAGGTTTTCGGGGTTTTCTTTATTGCCGGGTTTGTTGTGCTAACTGTGCTTAACTTTGCATAAAGTTGTTTCTATGGCTAACATTATGGCTAACAATTTTGCTGTGCTTTTTCGAGTTTGTTTATACCCTGGTGCGCAGCCTCTGTTGACACGTGGATATAACGCTGCGTGGAAGAAATTTTTGCGTGACGCATAATCTGCTGCACGACCGGTAATTCCACGCCTTTTTTTACAGCTTCGGTAGCTGTGGTGTGGCGGCAAGAATACGGGGGCAAATCTCTAATTTTTAGCACTGCCATAGTTTTGTGATACGTGCTGTAAAAATTGTCTTTGTTTCCACAATACAAAGAACCAACTGCGCTTTCGGAATAATTGGAGAGTGTTAGAAGCACAGAAGACATAAACTCTGGGAAAACAATAGGGACGTCTTTCCGCTTTTTAGTTTTACGTCCGCATCCGTAAATCTCGTGCTTGTTATAGTCTATCATGTTAATTTTGCAAGCAAACAATTCAGCGGGCATCATAGACGTGTAGATCATAAGCAAAACGTATCCTATAAAAATATTTCCACTGTCCCATGCTCTCCACATTGTATTGACTTCTGCCTCGGCAAATGGGGTAGGTTCTTTTTCTTCCAACTCCGGCAAAATAATGAAGCGGGAAAGATTAACTGTCACTGTTCCGTTACTACCCCCGCTGGCCATAGCCCTTTGGTACAAATGGGACAACAGCGATTTCATGTCACGCGCCGTGTAATGTGACGTGGCCTCAGAGTTTACTGTATTTTGCAGATCGTCAAGCGTAAGCGTATCAATTTGCCGTGCAATAATAGGTTCAATTCGTTCGCGGGCTTTTTTGTAAGCCGCAATTTTATCTTTGGACAGTTTGAGCATATCGTTTTCGCTCCACCCTTTCCAAAGAGATAGCAACGTTGGAGCTTCTTTGGTGGCCTGGTAGGCCTGCGATGCTGCCCACTCCAGCGCTTCTGTTTTTGTGCGGAAGCCGCCTTTGGTTGGGCGTTTGCGTACAAGACGCAGTTTTCCGTTTTCGGCAGGTTCTTGGTATGCGTAACCAGCAGCCATACCCGTCCACGTTTTGCCGCGACGAAAGGCTGTTCCGCTGCCGTTCCCGCGAGTTTTCTTTTTGGTGGTTGCCGTGGCAATTTGCTTTTTTCCGCAGACGTGGCAATACGTCGAGCCGGAAACAAGCTCTGTGCCGCATTTAATGCAAGTGGACATAGAGCTACCTCAATGTTTGCGTATTTCTTCCAGCGGCGCGTGTTGGTTTGAATACTGCAGCGCCATAATAAACGCGGCGGCAATCACGCCAATACCTATAGCCAGGAGCAATATGACAATCCAGGCGAATATGCTTGCCTCTCCACCCTGAATAAGGCCCTCGTGTGGTATGCGGTAGTCAAATGCAATATACCCCGCAACTATCGCCATAAGAATGGCGGATAAAAGCATCAAGCCGTAAAGGGCGGACTTTATCCGTTTTTCTTTTTGGTTCTGCCGGTCGATCGTTTTTGACATCTGCTCCATGCCGCCCTCAAGGTGAGCTATGCGGACGTCCGCGTCATGGAGCTGCTTCTGATGCTTTAATTGCTCGTTTGCTTGCGCCAATTTATCTTCGGTAGTAAGAACCGGCTCTATTCCAAAGTATTCATCCAAAGATATGCCGAGAACAGAACAAATAAGTCCGGCGTTATATACGCTTGGATTTTTGCTGCATGATGCAAAGAAATTTTTCACAGTACCTTCCGGTATGCCTGTTTCGTCAATCAACTGTTGCATTGATATGTTCTGAGCATCTCGTGCCTGGGCGCAAAGTTCCTGTAAAGACCCTCGCATTTTATTCCTCTTTTCCCCTCAAAAAGTGAATTTGCCCGTATTGTGGTAAAGTTCCCCAAAATAGATATAGACAAAACAATCAAAAGATGGTTTTCGGTCTTGCCCGGATAACGTCATTTTTGCTATGGTAAACGTGCAGCCGGAAAGCCGGTAGGCCACCGGCGAGAATAGCCCCGCCGTCCGTTGCGGGAGCGGCGGGGCTACATTCCTTCTTTAGTCATAATCACGCCCCCATTTTCAATCATGTTTTTAAGCGTGTCTCTGTCCCACAGCAAAACGCCAGTTGCTTCCGCAATTTCTTTTGCACCTACTGTAAAATATCTGTTTGTCATTACAACCCCGATATGACAATGGTAAAATGCTTTTCCGGCGTTTACTTCCTGCACTGGCTTGTTTCCTAAATCGGAAGTATAGCATTTACATTGGATGGCATATTTGGCATCACCAAATTTGGCAAGCACGTCAACTCCCTGATCGCCGCTGCCGCGAGTGACCTCGACATTGGAAAAACCGTTTTTCTTTAGAAGGTCTGCACACCAATATTCAAAATCGTGGCCTTCCATCCTATCAACCTTATACAGTTCCGCTTCCAGACCGCTTATTTTATAAGCAGCATGGTTTGAAACAGTGCGGCTGGGCTTTAGCGTAGGTATAAGTGCTTCACATTGTGAAGGGGTAAGCAATATTTGCCGAGGCCGTGAACCTTCAAAAGGCCCAACAATACCAAGCGTTTCCATATCATCAATTAACCGAGCCGCAGGAATATATCCAAGGTTAAGTCTTCTCTGCACCATTGAAACGGATGCTTGCCCAGTCTCCATGACAACATTTATTGCATCTACCAATAACGGGTCGTAACCGACACCGCTATCAGCATCAGATAAAAAAGCGCTTTCATGTGGTTTGTAATCCGGGATTTCTTCTATATGCTGTTTCTTTTTTGGTATTCCTGAAAATTTGCGTTTGCTTTGCTTATGGAAAAGTATTGTTGAAGCAATCGGAAGAATAACCAAAACAACAGAAAATGGTTCTGTAATTTCCTCTGTGGTTTCATCAATTTGTACTGTTGCTCCAGGGATAAACTGAATAATAATCCCGACAACAAAAACAGACAAAAGCCATATACAAAAATCTTTTAGCGCATGTTTCCATTTCATTTTCTTGCCCCCAAAAAATAAATCTTTTCTGTTGCACACAGATGTGCAACGATAAAATCACAGAAAACCAACAATACAATCTATTTCTACAATACACACAAACAACAAGAAGCCAAGTTAGGGGAGGATAAGAAATGGACAACAAGGTAAAAATGGCCGCCGCACTTTTTATGATGCTAACCCCGGAGCAAAAAGACGTTATGCTTGATCTTGTAGAAAGCCTTTTATTAGAGCAAGCACAGTGTCCTTTTGTTGAGGAGTAAGGCGCATAAAGCCATCTACAAATTGTGCAAGTTTTGCTTCGCCCTCGCCCTTTGCGGCGGGGGCTTTTTTTGCGGCTTCCGGCGGCAGGACGGGCAGTTTATCCCCGTCCAGCTCCGCAAGCGTGATGCCGAAATGCTCGGCAATCTTCTGGCGCGTCTTTTTGTGGGGGATTACACTGCCTGCTTTCCAGTTGACAGGGCTTTGAATATTGACATCAATAATTTTTGCAAATCTGTACGCAGAATATCCGCGCTGCTCCATGCAGTAATTAAAATTTTCGGTAAATCCCATAAAAATAACACTCTAAATTCGTATAATTTGCCAGTCGAATTTCGATTGACTTTGGGTCGAACTTCGACTATAATTACCATCGTGGGCAGGCAACAAAAACCTGCACCACCCCGATAAATAGGGCTGGCGTGATAGGAAAGTTTGTAGCAAACCCAAACTATCACAAATACTCTAATTTGTCAAGAAAATAATCTAACTTTGGAGGTGAAAATTTGAACGCTACTATTAACGACCGGTTGGAGAACGCTCTGATCGAGGTTGTTGAGAGGTTTGCGAAACAGAGTTCGACCGCCGCAGAGGTGGAAGCTCTTGCAGCGGTCGCACAGGTGTTGGCTGATATGCAGAAGGGTTAGCTTTTGCTGTTAGACAGGGTCAACAGGCGGTTGTAGATTTCCTCGAAGAAATCAGCAACATTTTTTCCACCGGCTTTGTCGGAAGATGTTGTTGAGCTTGTCATTTTGGCGATGACGATTTCTTTTGCGGTATCAAACGCATACTTTTCAACAGAGTTCATTATTTCACCCCCTTTCTCTACTCTATTTTACCATGCGCTATCAAGAGTGGACAAGGGGCAAAAAGGAAGGAGCGATATTTTGGGATTTGGTGAAAACCTCGCACGGTTGCAGGAGGAACACGGCGAGACGAGTTACCGGCTGGCAAAGGCTATCGGCGTACATCAGACGTCCATTACGAACTGGAAGAACGGCATTAAGCCGCACCCGAAGCACGCGAAGCTGGTAGCGAAGCACTACGGCGTGAAGGTGGAGGAGCTGATGGGGACGATGCAGCAGGGGTAAGAAAAAGCCCCGCCCAGTGGTTGCGGCACTGGACAGGGCGTCTCCGAAACATCTACCAAAATGTTCTGCGGATAGTATATCACAACCGCAGAGGAAAGGCAAGACAAATGACCATCAAAGAGATACAGGCGGCGGACAGGCCGTACCTGACGCCTGGCGACGTGGCCGGGGTGCTGGAATGTGACCCCCACGCTATACGGCTGGCGGCGCGGGACAACCCGGAGCAGTTGGGGTTTCCTGTGATGCGCGTAGGAAGGAGAACGAAAATCCCCCGGATACCGTTTCTGCGGTTCATGGGGTACATGGAGGAAACGGAATGAGTTGGTTTACATGGATACTGGTATTTATCGGCGCGGCGTGGCTGAGCTGGGCTATCGTCAAGGGCGTGGAGGCGCTGGGGCGATGAGGGAACGGAATAGGCGGGCGCGGGAATACTCCCGGATGTGCCGCACCAAGCGATGGTGCAGGCGGCTGTGGGCGGTGGCAATCGTCATGTGGGTGATGCTGCTGGTGGCTATCTGCTGGGTCATGCATCGGCCTGATCAGACGGTTGAGGTCGTGACCGCGCCGGTGCTTGTGGAAGTAGAAGACGAGGCAGAACCGGAAGAAAACGTGCTGATTTGCAACATCACCGGCTATTGTGCCTGCTGTACGCCCTACGCCCACATGAACCAGCGGAACGTCAGCTGCTATACAACCGTTGGCTCAAGAAACGCGACCCCGCTTCGCTGCAAAGCGTGTCGATCGCGGGCGTCTATCCCTGCGGCGAAGGGGCGGGATACGCGGGCGGCATCGCCGCCGATACCGGGGTGTACGGCTACACGGTGGATGTGCTGATGAGCCACGAGGACGCGGCGCAGGCCGGTGTGGTGAAAGCACTGGTGAAGTGGGAATGATTGGGCTGGTGAACCGGACGGCTCCGCCATGCAAGGCCTGCCAGCGCAGACACGTAAAGTGTCACGGCCAGTGCGAGGACTATGCTGTGTATTTACAGGACGTTCAGGCCGACAAGGCAAAGCGATACGCAGCGTACAGCGAGGGCGACTTTTATAGCATGAACAGCGCAAGACGAGAGAACGCCAAAAAGGCGATAAGAAAGAGGGATGGAAGATGAAGGTCTATAAGGCAACAGACAAGGACATGAAATGCCGTGAATTCCAGTATGAGCTTGGCAAGGCGGCGGAGGTCGATGGTGATATTAAATTGTGCAAAAAAGGGCTGCATGCCTGTGAGATGCCGCTGGATGTGCTGAGTTATTACGCGCCCGGTGATGGTTCACGGTACTTCGAGGCGGAGTTGGAGGATGTCAGCGACGAGAAAAGCAACGATACAAAGCGCGTTGGCAAGAAGCTGACATTAAGCGCGGAGATCGGTATTCCGGGGCTGGTCAAGGCACAGGTGGAGTACGTTAAGGCACAGTGCGGTTTTGATAACGCAATCAAGAAAGCGAACGACGAGAAGAAAAACCACGCCACCGGCGAGAGTGGCGCAGCATCTGCCACCGGCG